GCGGCCGTATCGTTACTTCGCATCAGATTAGTGATGATCCCGCCTTGAAGTCGGCGAGTGCCTTGCTGGTCTGCGATTTGGCCGCAGGTGCAGCAGGCTTTGCAGGCATCGGTGTGCCTACGGGTGCAGCGGTAGTCGTGACTACCCCTGGCGCTTTGTTGACCTTGAGTAGCTTCGCTTCAGCCAACACGCTATCCGTAAAACTACGCATGTCAATGCTTTTATTATCAATCGTGAAAGGCAGGTCAGGCGCTTCGGCGTTGACGAGCTTGATACCGTCCTCGGTGTAGAGGTACTTGCCGCCTTTCTCCCTGAGTTTCTTCTCCCAAAGATTGCGAGCCGTTGAGATAGTGACATCCTTGTCAAGGTCGAGTGCGTAGTCGTAGCCGCTGAATATAGCGTTGAGTTCCTTGTCGGTGAGTTGACTCTTCCAATGGCTGTTGACCTTGTCTACATCCTGCTTGCGTGCTTCGCGCTCTGTGTTCAACAAGCCCTGAAGCTCGTTGATCTTGTCAACAAGGGTCTTCTTCTCGCCACCAGTTGCACTGATTGCCTTCTCCTTCGCTTCAGCGATTGCCTTACTCAGCATGGGGATGCGGTTGTAGGTGGACTGCTCTGACAGGATGGACTGCTTGATGTCATCATCGAAGCCGAACTCGTCAAGGACGTCCTTGATTTTGGTGTCAACGCTGTTGAGCGCGGTGGCGGTAAAGTGCTTCTTGACAATCGGGTTGATTTTGGCCTCGTCTTCTGTCATGAGCTTGCTCTGCGTCATGGACACAAGGGTCGAAGGTACTTGCACCTGCATGAGGGCAGGGTTGGTGACTACCATCTTGATAGCCTCGTCAGCGTTGTCAATGCCGATGCGGTCGGCTACCGTCTGGATATATTCAGCTAAGGTCATTAGTTGTTCCCTTCTCGGGCGTTGGTGTCTGTGTCGGTGTGAGGTCTATTGTCTTGGTCTTAGCGGCGACCTTAGCCTTGGTGACTTTGATGTCTTCGGACTTTGGTCGAATCTCGCAGATGCGGTCAAGGTTGTTCTTGATCATCTGCTCCCGCACGTTCATCTCGTTGTCGGCAGGGAACTCATACCACAGCTGGCCATCCCGCCATACTTCTAGGAATTTCTGTTTCATGTGTCTCGTTGTTGACTACAAATATACACCCGCTTTACGCCTTCTCGAACTTAGCACGCAGTGACTTTGGAACAATGGCTGAACTGACAGCCCTTAAAGCATGATTGCATCGGTATCCGCCAACATTTGTCTGAAAGTTCGCAGCATTAGTACCAGGCATCATCCCATATGGTAAACCTGTTACATTATATAATGGCAGCTGTTTTCCACATATTTTCCCGCTAATAATTTCAGGAAGCTGGCTTTTGTGAATGTAAGGTAGGCATGTATTTGAAGCAGCGGTCAATTCCTTGCAAAATTCCCTTGTATTTTCTTTATTTGACCCTACGTACATATACCATTCAAGACCAAGATCATCGCTGATAATTTGAGCATAATTTCTGCTATATTGGTTCAAGCTATCTGTCACTATTTGACCTGTGTACTTGACCAGCTTTCCGTCCTTTCCATCTTGCCCAAGGATAAAATCCCGAGCCTCCTCGATGAACTCAGCCCTGCTGCCCCCTGTGGTGACGTTCTTGACTAGTATGTCCCGGATAGGTGACACGAAGTTCGCCCCGATAGCGTCCTCACCTAGCGCATCCACGACCGATTCCTGAGCGAGATTCTGCACCTCCTTGAGTACGGCAGGCACGGTGAAGCGCCCTACGGTGGCCGTGAAATACTGATTCTGAAGCTTGGTGACCTGTTCGTAGGTCTCTATCAGTTCGTCAAGGTCGTCGGTGTACTCCTTTGTGAAGATGACCTTGTTGAGTTCCGCCTTAATCTTGGCAATGGTCTTGATGTTCTTGACAGTTGGCTTGATGCGCCCGTTGCTAGTCTCAAGCTCAGAGGCAAGGTCAAGCACGACCGCATAGGTCTGCTGCTGAAGGTTAGGCATCTTACCGTTGAAGGTGTCGATACGCGTCTCTATCAGCGACAGGATGTCTTCTATCAGGTCATCAGCCTTGGCCATCTACCGGTGTTGCAGGTCGAACGGTGACCTCGTTGGCGTATTGTGTCATGACCTGCATCTGCTGTTCATATGGCAGCTCTGCGAAGCCTTCTACCGACTCAAGCGCACGCGTCACGAACTTGTTGATGTTAGCATGGATGACCATGTCGTTGCGCGTGATAGCCCCGAAGGTCTGCTGAAGCGCGATGGTCTCCTCCGGCACGCCCGCGAACGGGTCAAGCTTGAGCTTAAGCACGACCATGTCCTTGATGTTCGAGTCGTTGAACTTCTTAGATGCAAGCTCTATCTGAGCCGCGTTGATGATTGCAGGGTCAACCTTGGCCTGAGTCATTAGGCTGAGTTCGTCAACCAGCACCTTGCCTGATAGCATGTCGAAGCGCTCAGGCACGGCGATGTAGGGCAGCAGCTCGTTGATGTCGGACACGATACCTCCGTAGCGCCATGCACAGATGTCGTAGGTGACCTCGTCCATGATGCGGACGATGTCCTCCGCAATGCTATGCACGAAGCTATACAGCTCTTCGCGGTCTACCTGCTTGGCTACCCCTGACTGAGACAGCGGAACTTCCGCAAGGAACTCCATGTTGATAGCGCTAAGGGCGTCGTACAGGTGTTGACGGATGCGCTCTTCTTGTATCTTGACGATGGTCGTGTCCTTCTGCACGTATCCCATCGGAGGTGTAGGGATAGCAGGATCGCCTGCTCGTGGTGCTGCAACTACAAGGTGCTCGTAAGGGTTGAACGGGGCAAGACCTGATCCGCTGCATGACGGGCACTTGATAGGCGCTGAGTTCTCGCGGGGAATCTCTCCCACGCCCTTGCACCTTCCGCACTGCTGGGCTTGCATGACCCACATGCTTGAGAAAATATTCTGCACCACCTCAGCCTGCAGGTCACTGTACTCACGCACTGCCTCGTTCATCTTCGGCACCATGCTGCTGATACGGGACTCGTATAGCACGCCGTCCTTGTAGTTTTCAAGGACTACCCCATACATGGTGCGGATAGGCATGTAACCCAGCGGGTTCTCCATCTGAAAGACCTCACGCGGCTCGCGGTCTACTAGCTCGAAGCGCTGAATCACGTCAGGCTGCACCATCCAGTAGCCGTCACCATCGTCCTCCTTGAGCAGGTAGAACTTACCCTCCTTGTAGTCGATGATGTACTCGGACTCGAATATCATCGGGTAAGGCTCGTAGTATTCATTCTCAGCTACCTCGAAGCGGGTCGGCAGGGTGAACACTACCGCGTTGGCATCAATCAGGTACTGCTTCAGCGCTACGTTGAACATCCAGTTGGTCAAGCTGCCGTTGCGCGGGAACTTGCGCGTCAGGTAGGCCTCAGGAGTTTGGTCTTCAGCGATGACAGGCGGCACGTCCCTGTTGAATGACAGCATCCAATCAGGCGACTTGCGTATCTTGCTAAGGCTGTTGAACACCTTCGTGAACACAGGCTTGGTGATCGGCACGAATATCTTGCGCCTGTAGTTCTGAATGTCGGCTGACTCAGCAGGTCGGCGCTCTTCTATCAGCTCGCCAGGGTACTCACCGTCGGCATGGACTTCGAGAGCCTCTTCCATTTCGACCGAATCCTTGTAGTACTTATGTCGAACGCTGTAGGCGATGTATGGTTCAAGGAATGAAGGTGCTACTGCTGGCATCAGATGTGAGTTCTTTCTTTAAGTTGTGACCGTTTGTTAGCGATGGTCAGCGCTGGCATGTTCATCCGGTAGGATGCGTTCTTCATAAACTCTTGATATATTCTAAACTGCTGCGGAGGCAGGTGATTGCCGCCCGCTGAGAATGCGTAGTACTGCCGCTTGATTTCCATCGCACTGAGCACCTTGCGGATAGCAGGCTGCCAATAGGTCGGTTGCCAGGGCATCTTGTGTGGCTTGTGTTCAACGGCTGCAAGGGCAAGGTTGAAGAATGGCTCGTCTGGTTTATCCCCTGCGAACTGTCGGGTGTGTAGTTTATTCTCTTTGTAGAACTTCAGAGCACCTACAAAGATACTATCAGCGAGCTCGCCCTTGACCCAATAAATCCACTCAGATGATAGGTCTATCCATTGGCTGACCTTGCCATAGGCTTCGGCTAACTTGCCCGGGTCGACCCACTCACTGATACCCTTGTCGGGGTCGTTGACCCCTCTGTTGGCCATTGTCCATTCAATGCCTTCCATCTCTTGCCATAGCTGTGCGAAGTTGCACATCGGGCTGAACACCATGTCGGCATCCACGAACAGCGTGCGGTCGTAGGGCGTGAGCTTGTTCAGGTAGAACTTGGCGGTGAGCGGCTTGTCCTTGACGGTCTCAGGCTTGGGCTTGATGATCTTGTCGAAGACCATGCGCTGCCCTTCGTGCAGGTGGGCGAGTGCCGCGTCGTCCGCGATGACTGCCACCCGTTGCTTAGGGTCGGCTGACTTGATGGACAGCGCTAGGTTGTAAGCGAACCGCCCGTAGAGCGGGTGCTTGAGGGCTATGGTTAGGATGCCGGTGGTCATGAGTAGTAGACGGGTAGGGCGAAGGATAATGAAAACGGAAAATCATAAACAGCAAAGGAAACGGAAGGCATTGGATTAGCTACTGTTCCATTGCAAATAACATTAACAGAAAGTAGTGAGCCTGATACTGTGCATGATGTTGAAGTAGTAGATGTTCCAAAAACAGTATTGATAGTATTTGCTATGTATGTTGCAAATGCAGCTCGGTCAATTCCTGAGGTCAAATCATAACTAGTACCGCCACCTCCTGTGCTTACTCCAGCATCATCCCAATATAAATCGCTTACATTGAATGAAGTCAAATCCATGCCTGACGTATCAAACTCATCCATCAATACTTGTACCTGTGTGATGTTCGGTGGAAGTTGTATCACCTGCGGCGGGCAGATAGTATTCGCCATCACCCCACAGGCCGACCCGAAGATAGCCTCTTCATGGAAGACGGTTACGCGGGACTGGGCGAGGTTGTATCGCCCGTTCTCGTTCCACTCAGGCTCGTAGTCCTCGGTGGGGTAGTAGAACGCGTACCCATCGATGAACAGCTTCTGCCCTAGCAGCTGCGTGCGTGTGCAGTCGTGAGCGTACTCATCCATGTAGTCGAACCATGCCGTGCGGGCTTTCTGACTCTGAGCAAACGACCGCCCTGTGTTGCCGCTGCTGTACAGATACTCTTCGCCTGCATTACGGTAGACGGGATTGAAGGCCAACACGCGCAGGCGCTGCGTCAGCTTGAAGTCAGGGTTGGCGATGTCACCAAAGTAGAAGCCGAATGCATAGCCATCGTTCCAAGATTCGACTAGCTTGGTGCAGTCCCATCCTGTCTTCTTGAAGTTGATGTAGTTGGTGGACAGGTACAGAGTCCCATCGCATGGGTCAGCTACTTCGACCCGTAGCAGGGCGCACTGAAGCACGCTATCGGGCACGGTGTCCACTGTCCATGTGAGTTCATCGTACTCAGGCGAACACCAAATTAGGCGGTCTTCGATGAGGTCAGGAATCTCGTAGTTGCTGTACGTGTTGCCGTCATCTGTAATGAATCGCACCGTAGCGTTAGAAGGGTCGCCGTAGTCTTCCACGTTGACCTGTGATACGCATCCATCGAAGTCGCCTGTCTTAGTCAGCACTAGGTCAGTTCCCGCGGTGGGAATCCCGTAGAATCCCTGCTCACCGTTGCCCGATGTAGTGCCTAGCAGCACACCTCCGAGCCTGACTTCAAGCGCCCCTTGCGTGGCATTGCTGATGACTAGGGTCACGCCGTGGTAGTTGTTAGCCGTACTGAACGCGGTCGTATTGATGAGGTCTCCCTGAGTGGTGTCGGTAGAGCAGAACGTGCCTTGACCTGCATCGTAGCTGTACGACCATGTAGGCAGGTCATCGGGTAGTGCATCTTGCCAGCAGTCAGTCCATTGGATGAGCTGAATGTTCTCAATGACGATAGTGTCTCCCGATGTGGTCGCCCCTGATGTGTTCAACGTCAGGTCGAGAGGGTCATCGTTGGCGGTGAAGTAAAGCAGATAATCACCAGCCTGAGTAATAGTACGTGTGTCAGCAAGTGACCAGATGACTTCGAGGTCGAAGTTGCCTGTGAATGCCGTGATGTTCAGCCTAAGCTGGTAGACAGTACCTGCCACAAGACCTGTCAAGTCCTGATCGGCTTGACCGTCACCGCTTGCACCGTCAAAGCTAAGGTTGGCGAAGCCGCTGCTGCTCCATCCCGTTCCTGCCGTCCACGCCCCAAGCTCGTTGGCACCGGGTGTCTCCATAACCATGTTAGGCTCGCACAGAGGCGACGGCCCGCATGGCCCAAGCTTCCACTGTACGCACAGCGTGTCGTCCTCCTGAGCCAGCTGACCGTAGTGCTTCGGGTCGTTGTTCAGGCACGGGTAGTCTCCGATGGGTGTCTCGAAGATGATAGGCTGGTTAGGTATGAACTCAAGCGACATTTGACTGCGAAGTTATAAGTTTGAAGTTGCCAATTTTCTTGACATGGTCGTAGGTGATTTCTTTTATCCATCCGTAACGGAAGGGCTGGTTCTCCATGTTGAAGGCGATGCGTCCGATGGGGTTGGCTACAAGCACATCGAACTCGTCATCGGTGATGGGGTACTCGAAGTCGTACGTGAAGACAGGATACTCATCGGGGTCGTAGGTGTTGAACGGTGCGCCGCCTATCGTGTTGGCCGTGCAGGCGAAGACAGCGCCTGAGTTCAGCGTCCCTGCGTTGGCGATGGATACGCTATCCACGTACCTTATTCTGACCTGAGCATAGTCGGTAGCGTTCATGACCGCGCGGTGATTGGTCTGAACTGTCACCCCTGCAAGCGGAACTACTACGCTGGTTTGACCTGTGGCATTGTACTTGAAGTTGCCGCCTTGATCGTATATCTTGACATTGATAAGAGCTTGACCTGCGACACCCGGTGCGGCAGGCTCAATGGTTCCGTTGAACTGAAAGTAGAACACGCCTGTCTGTGGAGCCGTGAAGGTATCAGTGCCGTCGTAGTTGTTGCCGTTGTCAAAGGCTTCGTTGGTGAAGGTGGAAGCCGCAGCAAGGATTGTGACGCTCTGATTCGCCGCACTCACCGCCTCGAACAGGCCGTCACCTACCACGCCAATGTACTTGACTAAGTTGTTAGGCAAAGCTCCTTGCCACCTCTCAAGGATTTCGCTGTTGCGTAGCGCGTCGTTGTAGTAGTAGACGGCAGGACTCTCGCCTAATGAGTTAGTGTTTGTCGTTCTGCCTGATGTCGAACTGATGTACTCGGTGTGAATCATGAACCAGCTTTGGTCGTAATCCTGAAGTGTGAGCTGTGCATCAATGATGTTACTTGACCTAACAAATTCGCCTACTAAATCAAGGCTATTGTCAATATTGCACTCACCTGTCACGTACAGAAGCTCTTGCTTGAAGCCGAACAGATCAATGAGTTCAGGGAACTTGAAGCGCCCGCTGGTATCATCTATTGAAGAACTACCAATATTCACGCTGCTGTATAGCTTTTCCTGCTCAATGCTTGTCTTGACCTCGTAGACGCTGCCGCATATCAAGTTGACCGCGTTGGCAAAGGTGTAGCTTTCGCTCTCGATGCGTATCGTGGGCGTAGTGTACGGGTTTTCAACTATCATAAGCAGCGGCTCAGTACAGTTGTAGACCTCTTTGAACAGGTCAGCGAAGCTCACCTGAAGCCAATCGACGCCGTTGACAAGGCGTATCTTCTCACCCGTAGTGACCGCAAGACCCTCCCACCTACCGCCTACATCAAACAGACTTGACTCGAAGCCCACCTGGTTGTCGGTCATGAAGCTGATGAGGTACTTGAACGCATCATAGACCCGCATGCAGGGCACGTCATTCTTGACTAGCGCATTCGCCCCGACTGAGTAGAAGTCCACCTCGTAGACAGGTGCTTGGGTGAGAGGTTCGCCGTTCTTGGTGAGGTCGGTGTCAAGTGCCGTCTTGATCTTGCTGTTGTTCTTTATGAGCGAGTAGAAGCTGTTATCCTCAAGCTTGGCCGTAGCCTTGCAAGTCCTCTCGTTGAACTCGCAGTCGGACACGAAGATGCGACCTTTGAATAAAGTCTTCCATGTAGCGCCATCCGTGCAGGTACGTTCTACCACCAGGTCAACGACCGAACAGAAGCCCTCTGTCAGCAGCTTGTTGTACAGGTAGTCGTACCCGTCAGAGGTGAACTGCACGCTCGCCTCTTGGAAGATGAGCACCGCTTGCAGCTGGTTGTCCCGCTTGATCTTGCTTTTCAAGTCCTCCCACCCGTCAGGCGTGGTTACGATATTGCCGTCTAGTAGGAATCGAATCACTGCCTGCGTGGGTTTTGAGTCTTAGCGATTTCCTGAGCAAGCGCCTTGGCAAGCACCTGCGAGTTGGACAGTTCAACAGCCTTGTTCTTAGCCATAGCCCGACTCAGTTGCTGCGTGTCGACATCTGCCTTGACCTTAATTGTCGGCATGTCGCCGCCTGTGCGCTTCACGACCGCGCTGTTGAGCGCCGTAGTGCGGATGTCCCGCTTGAACAGTGCGTCTAGTGTGACCTTGTTGAAGTCGAACACGGGCTCGTTAACTACGGTCATGCTCTTGTTCCGTGTAGTCACGAACTCATTCAGCTCCTTGCTGCTCACTTGCTTCGTGTAGATAGCCCTGATGACGGCAGCGTACTCCCTGTTGGTCTCGGTCGGGATGACCGCCTCACCTGGTCGAAGCATGGCCATCACCGAGTCGTCGCCCGTATCGTGGCCGGGGACTGCGAGCGTTCCCTGTTTGAACTTAGGGATGGGGGTGGCGATGATTTTGGCAAGGTTGAGAGCGCCTAATACCGATGCAAGCGCTACCGCCGCAGGTACCGCCGTTGCTGGCTGAACTGTCAGAGCGTTCAATATCGCCTGTGCCGTACTCATCAAGGCTTGAAACACCTGAGCTTTCTTCTGGTCTTCGGCTGACTTCCTTCGTAGCTGCCGCACCTTCTGCTCGTAGGCCTCTTCAGTGATGAGACCCTGTTCGCGTGCTTTCTCAAGTGACTCAAGCTCGGCTTGATTCTGCTGCTCGTTGGCCTGTATGATTAGCGATGTCGCCTCGTTGGCTATTTGGAATGAGTTATCAATGCGCTTACGTTGAGCTTCTGCCTTCTCCTCTTCGGTCTTCTTAGCATCGGCTGCATCTTGCTCACGAAGCCCCTTCAAAAACAAGGACAGCGCCTGCTCGGCTGCTTTGCGCTCATCAGTACCCTCTTTGTAAAGTGCGACTGAATCCTCAAGATACTTCTGTTGGGTGGCATTGTTCAGAGCAAGCAGGTCTTCAGCGCTGGTGGCGTCAATCTGATTTTGAACTAACTGTGCAGCGTTGGCTTCGTTCAATGCCTTCTGCCTATTGTCAACGACTAGCTTGCCGAACTGCAACTCAAGCAGGCGCTTCTTCTGAAGCTCGGCAGCATAGGCTTCGGAATCTTTGCCGTAGAACTCGGCTACCTTGTCGGCACGGTCTTCTGCCTGCTGAATTTCGTCTTGTAGGTTCTGCTCGCTGATTGCCTGTTGGTCACCGAAAAATATAATTTCATTCTGAAGCCTCCTGTTCTGCCCCGCCTTGTCAATGTCACTCAGCTGGCTCTGAAGCTCCTGCTCGAACTGCTGGCGGCGCGAATCATTGGCAGCGTTGATAGCGTCAATGTTAGCCTGATTATCTTGCAACGCTTTAAGGCGAGCTTCTTCAGCCTCCTTGGCATTCTTCTTTACATC